CCTCTGAAGATAAGTCTGATACTCTTGATTCGATTGAAAGTGAAAGTTCCGATGGCGAAGAATCTGAGGAGCAAGAGTCTGGTGATAACTCAGATGAGACCACTGGTTTCCCGCCTGAATTTTCTGACTCACCTATTGGTGGTGAACATTGTGATTTTGAAACTATCACTGACAAGCTTTTCTCTGATAACTTGGAGAACTTGAATGATAAGAATCGGAACACAGGTGTGTATGATACTGATTACTGCACCATTCCAGAACTGAATCTTGAAACTGTCAAGGCTAAAAATGCAGACGTACACAAACACCTTGATGAAGAGTGGATTGCACAGCAACAACACTACGATAATGAACTTCTCAAAGAAGAAAACAAGTATCGTATTCCTATGAATCTTTATGCAAGTGTTGACAATGAGTACAGACTCTTCCGTCGTTCTGCACAGAAAGAAGTCAACTATCTTGTAAAAGAGTTTGAGTGTCGTAAGTCTGCTGACGCATACGCTCGTGCTACAGTATCAAAGACAGGTGTTCTTGATTGCACAAAACTTCATTCATACAAGTACAATGAAGATCTGTTCAAAAAAGTCACCACTCTACCTGATGGCAAAAATCATGGACTTATCTTTGTCCTTGATTGGTCTGGATCTATGAGTAATGTTCTTAAGGACACAGTAAAACAGTTGTTCAACTTGATCTGGTTCTGTAAGAAAGTTCAGATTCCTTTCCAAGTATTCGCTTTTACTAATGAGTGGAATCGTGGAGATAAACAGTTTGATGAGTATGGTAACTACAGAGGTTACGCTTACCCTAAAGATCACCATGTTAAGAAAGACGGTCAACTTTATATCGAAGCACAATTCGCAATGGTTGAGTTTCTAACAAGTGACTGTAAGAAGGGAGATCTAGAACATCAAATGATGAACATCTGGAGACTCATGAGTTGTCTCGATCAACGTGGTCGTTGGGACAGTTCTGTGTACTACCAGTGCCCAAGTCGTTTGAGTCTGTCTGGAACTCCTCTGAACGAAGCTCTTGTCTCCTTGAACCAGATCATTCCTGAGTTCAAAAAGAAGACAGGTGTTCAGAAGATTCAGTGCATCACTCTTACTGATGGTGAAGCACATCCTCTCAAGTTTCACAAAGAGTTCAAATCCAGGCAGGGTAATGAACAATACTTGGGAACACGTTCAGCACATGGTAACGTATTCATTCGTGACAAAAATGGTAGAACATATCATTGTGCAGACGCATACTATGATTTGACTACTGCACTACTCAATCAACTCAGGGGTCGTTTTCCTGATGTCAATTTCCTTGGTATCCGAGTTGTTGATAATCGTGATTGCAACAGTTTTGTCCGTCGCTATGTTGACTATGACTATGAAAGACATCAAACCATCATGGCACAATGGAGAAAAACAAAGTCTCTTATGATTACTGAGGGTGGTGGATACCACGCCTACTTCGGATTGTCCTCATCCGCACTCAACTCTGATTCTAGTTTTGAAGTGAAAGAAGATGCAACCAAAGCACAGATCAAGTCTGCTTTCAAGAAGTCACTTTCTGCAAAGAAAATGAACAAGAAAGTTCTAGGTCAGTTCATGAGTTACATCGCATAGACCAGTTCACAAACTGGCACAGGGGTGGTTGATTCCACCTCTCCTTCCATTATAATGTATACATAGACAAGAACAAACAATGCCTTTTGAAGCTAAAGTGAATCCCGAATCACTCATCAACAACCTTCGTGATCTTTACGGTAACAAGATCACATCCGCACACATCAAAGCATACTGTGCTCAGCATGATGTGACATATCAAACTGTTACAAAATATCTGCAACAGTTCAAAACAACAAAAGGCAAGTGGAACCTCACTGCTAAGGAGAAGAAAGCAAAACTTGAAAGTTCCTATGCTGCTCCTGCTGTTGTACCTCCTGTAGAACAGAATCTTATTCCAGAGATTGATTCTAACTTTGTCAAGTTTGGAAACTTCTCTGATGTAAAGAAAATCATTCAGTCCAAACTTTTCTACCCATGCTTTATTACTGGTCTTTCTGGTAATGGTAAAACCTTTGGTGTGGAACAAGCATGTGCTCAACTGAAACGTGAAGTCGTTCGTGTAAACATTACCATTGAAACTGATGAAGATGATCTTATTGGCGGTTTCCGCCTTGTTAATGGTTCCACAGTCTGGCATAACGGACCCGTTATTGAAGCACTTGAGCGGGGAGCTATCTTGCTCCTTGACGAGATCGACCTCGCCAGTAACAAAATTCTCTGTCTCCAAAGCATCCTTGAAGGTAATGGTGTATTCCTTAAAAAAATTGGCCGATACGTCAAACCATCTGACGGTTTCAACGTCATCGCAACCGCAAACACTAAAGGTAAAGGTTCAGACGACGGACGATTCATTGGAACTAACGTGCTCAACGAAGCCTTCCTTGAGCGATTCCCAGTAACCTTTGAACAGTCCTATCCTAGTCCAAAGACTGAGGAGAAAATCTTGACCAACTTGTGTGACGATAAAGAGTTCTGCAAGCGTCTTGTAGATTGGGGTGACATCATCCGTAAGACCTTCTTTGATGGTGGTGTTGAGGAAGTTATTTCCACACGTCGTCTTGTACATATCGTCAAGGCATACGCTATCTGGAAGAACAAAGAGAAGGCAATCGAAGTATGTGTAAACCGCTTTGATGATGAAACAAAACAAGCGTTCCTTGATCTCTATGACAAGGTTGATGCTGATGTAAACTTTGGAGGTGAAACTAAAACTGATGAACCTATGGAAGAACTACAAGTCCCTTCTGTATGAGGTCTTTCCAGAACTGTACCACCATTCAACTTGGGCAGAGTGGGAGGGGAAAGGAACCTCTCTCACCGCTAAGTTGTATGGAACTGATAAAGATTGGTACATTAATAAGTCTAGGGAAGTTGAGATCTGGAGTGAAAAATCCTGTATCTACAACACCATAATCTATCCTAGAACTGGAGAGAATCTACCATGCTTCGGTATGGATTTGATGGGATTTTTTGAAAAGAAAGTCATTATTGTTTTTGACTTTCAACACCCTATAGAAAACTGTCCTTTCTCTGTACAGGGTCTACCCAAGGCAGAACAAGATTATCGATTCTTTGAAATGGGTAATCATTTTTCTGATAACATCTATGTCAGGTATTGTACGTTTGCAGAAGTAGACGAACATTTAGATATGTTTAAAAAGTACTTGACTGTTTACAGAGATATGTTAGAATCAAAGAAACCCAGCCAGAATCTCATGTACAAAACCTATCATGATTTTGACAAATACATGAGAAAACTAGATCCTGTAGGTGGGTATCTTTCTGGCAAATTCGGTAAAGAAAAATCAGAGAGTCTTGTAAACGATTTTCTATTTACATATGGTTAATTCATGGAGTCTATTAGGCTCGATCTTAAACGGTACATTTGATGAGGACTATCCAATCGTGAAAAAGAAAAGCTCCAAGAACGTCTCAGAAGCAACCAAAGAAGACTATCAAGATTTTTGGGAAGAAGATGGTTTCAGTGTTACTGGAAACCCTGCTCCTGCTTCCCCAGATGTCATTCATGTGACTTCTAGTTTTGGTGGACTAGGTTCTGAATTTTATGCCGATGCTAAAAAACAAAAAGAAAAAATGCCTAAAGAAGAACAAGATAAATTCATCTACGAGTCTCCCGATGGCGGAAAGACAGTAACTCGTAGAACACCAACATCCGATAAGAAGGAAGTAATCCAAGGTGATTATTATAAAGATATTCCTTGGAGTGGTGTAGAGGATAATCGAGATAGCGATCTTGATTGGATTGAAAAGAGTGGTGGGTTTGAATGGACACCTGGCTCACCATGGCCACCAGAGGTTCCTGATGAACCTGTTCGGGATGGATCAGACCTTCCTACTGTTGGTGTCTCAACTGATATGGGGGTAGCTTTTGACTCAACGTATTATGGTGATTATATGGCGGATATGGATGATATGTATTCTCATCACTTTAATCACTATAGGAAACCAGTAGATGACGATTTCAAGTATTTCAAGTATAATGAACATACAATGCTTGATAAAGCAAAGAACTATATTGCAAGCACATATGGTTCACACTATACTGGAGATAAGGGAACACAAACCCTAGATCTAATTGAAGGTATTGGAGATGCGGAAGCATTTTGCCGATCCAATGCAATCAAATATCTCTCAAGATTCGGCAAGAAAGATGGTAAGAATGAAACTGACATTCTAAAGGCCATTCACTATTGTACACTTTTATACCACTTCGCTGGTTTACATAATGACGACAGCAACTAAGATCCCTATGAAACTTTCCGATAGAACTATCAATCTGTTGAAGAACTTTGCTTCTATCAATCAATCTATCCTGTTCAAACAAGGTAAGTCCTTGAGAACTATTTCTGTAATGAAGAACATTCTTGCAGAAGCAAATATCGACGAGGACATTCCTCAAGAGTTTGGTGTTTATGATCTTAGTCAGTTCTTGAACTCTCTAGGTCTTTTCCAAGATCCAGAACTAAACTTCACAGGACAAAGTTTCGTCAACATTAAAGAAGGCAAACAGAAGTCTAAGTATTTCTTTGCTGACCCAAGTGTGATTGTTTCTCCTCCAGAGAAGTCTATCACTCTTCCCTCTGTAGATGTTGAGTTCACACTCAAGAGTTCTCAACTTGACAGACTCCTCAAAGCAGCCGCAGTATATCATCTAACAGATCTATCTGTTGTTGGTGATGGTAGTGAAATTAAGATGGTTGTATCTGATCGCAAGAACGATACATCTAATGATTTCTCTATTGTTGTTGGAGAGACTACTAAGAAGTTTGGACTTCATTTCAAAGTGGAGAACATGAAGATTGTGCCTGGCACATATGAGGTGAAAATCTCTCGTAAACTTTTGTCACAATTTAAGTCATGTGAATACGACTTGACCTACTATATAGCTCTAGAACCAGATCTTACATGGGAGGATTAATGTTATTCGCATCTCATCCAAGTGTCTACACATTGCCAGGCACTTGGGAAGCACAACCTGACGTGGTATATGATCCCACATTATTAATCGCGTCAGCAGTAGTTGTATTTGCAACTGCAACACTTATATCTGTAATTTCAATTAAGCGATCTAGAAAGAGAGCCTGATTACCTTACTATTTTATTATGAAAGAATTTGATTATGACCTCGATTACAAGAGTCTTGATTTTTCAGATGAAGAGACTCGGAAGTTATATCGCATTGGAAGGGGGGAACAAGGAGTTTTATTGGTACGCCCTTATACTAACGATATATGTGCTCATTGGAGATTCAAAACTCCTCACGAAGCAGTAATCTCATCCAACAAAATCTTTGCCATGTACCTAGACTATAGGGATGGTAAGGATTTTATTGGTATGGATATGTGCCGTAAATTTCTAGAGATGGGATTTACCAGAGCAAGACGTTATGCAAACCATAACTCAGGTAGAAAGTATAAGAAAGGAACGAAAGAAATATTGCCGCAAGAAGAAGATCATATGACAAGTAAATATGCAGAGTCCGCTAGGATATTCAAGAAGGTAAGAGATATTGTTGCCAAAAGTGATACTTATGTTAAGATGAGGAAGAACTGGAGGTCAGAAGAGTGAATATCTTTGTCACAGATCCATGCCCACGCAAGTCTGCTCAGGTATTACCTGACAAACATGTGGTCAAGATGCCACTAGAGACATGTCAAATGCTCTCTATTGTTTTTTCACACTGGTATTATGATTGGGGTGATGATCTATTAAAGAAAAAGGATGGCACTCCTTACAAAACAAGTAAGGGTGCTTTCCGCAATCATCCATGTACACAATGGGCAGCCAAAAGTTTATACAATACTGCATGGTTGATTCAACATGGGTGTGCATTATCAACCGAGTACACTCATCGCTACGGTAAAGAACACGGATGTCGTGACACTTTATGGCAAGCGAAGAAAGTATTCCATCGCTTTTCTGATAAAGCAATTACATGTTACAATTATGTTGAAGACTACGCCTTCGCAGGTCCAGACCAGTTTAAATATGACACAAGCATTGACACTCTTACTGCTTACAAACGTTATATATCGAGCAAACCTTGGGCTGCATCTAATTATCTTCGTGACCCATCCAAGAAACCGAATTGGTTATGACT